AGCTTCGTTCAGCTTTTGTTGAGCAGCCAACAAAACAGCAGAAGTCGCTGGGGTAACGCCTGGAGTACCAACGGATTGGTAAATGTTTCTAAAGCTGTTAGCTACGTCAGCGTCGATTGACGATGCCAACTGGCTAATACGTGGCTTTAGAACACGCTCTGCGAAGTCATCTAACTGCATGGTCATCTCAGCGGTGGTGAAGTTAACACCAATGTGCTTTTGATTAGACACGGTCAATGTGGTGAACTGCTCGTTGTCGTCCTGAACTTGCAGGGCGGCACCGTCAGTAACCAAAGCGCGGTCTGGTAGACGAATACGGAGTGTGGAACCGATTTTTGCGCCTTCAACAGCAAAGCTGTCATCGTACGCGCGGTTTACGTTACGTGTGAGTACCAGGTTGTTCTCAAGGATCTCGAGAGCTTTCCGGGTAATCATGTCGATGGTTAAGATCGAATTTGACATATTAAGTCCTAATAAAAATAGTTAGCGGTTTCTCTGCGCTTCCCACTTCTTGATCTGTCTTTGGCGTTCTGCTTCGATCCACTCTGATGTACTCATACTTTTTACAGAACGAGGATCAGTTGTATCGTAACTAGAAGATCCAGAGGATCTTGCCGTGACAGGAGCAATCGGTGCTGGAGCGCTCGAAGTCTTTTTTACAGAAGGATTATCAGCTAATTTAGCCTCAATCTTTCCTAATTCTTTGGCCTGCTGGAGTGGCGCTAAACGAGAAATACGCTCCGCTTCTTTCGGATTAGACCCTAGGTAATAAGCCATATCGGGGCCAATATCAGAAGCTTGGATTGTTTGAGCCATAGCGTCAGTGATTGGGAGCTTGGGGTTGTAGGCGACTTGTTCAAAATCGTCGTACTTTGTCCGCGCTTCTTCTTCCCTGTCGTGGTAGGACTCAATGATCTCAGACTGCATCCTAGCTTGTTCACGCCTAGCAAGCAATTCTTCTGCCTTCTTTTCAGCCAAAACCTCGGCGTACTCGTCTGGTGAAGCAAACTGCTCAATCGGCGGGATTTCGGCTGGGGCTTTAAGCTGCTTTTCAGCGGCTCTAGCGGCCTGTTCTCTTTCCCACTTACGTTGCTCTCTAGCAAGTCGTTTACCAATAGCGGCATCCAATTCTTCTTGAGAGAAGGTTTTAGGTGCTTCTGCTGCTGGTTCTACTGCTTCCGGCGCTAATTCTTCAGTTTCAGGTGCAGCCGTTGCCACCTGCTCTGGCGCGGATACTTCCGCTGGCACTACTTCTTGACTTTCGTCCATTTCGATGTTTCCTTAGAAACCCTGGTGTGTCGCACCAGTACGATTGTTACAAAATATATTCTTTAAAAACTAATCCGTCAAGCGGTACTTGCAATGCTTTGTATGCGACAACTACATTTTTAATATGCGCTGCTTTACAAATGCCCATATTATTTCTTTAAACTGTAACTCTAAACGGCGCAAATGCAATAGCGCGAGGAACAGCGCCGCTTGTAACCCTGATTTGCATATCACCAGCAGTAGGATCCCATCTCATTTCAAGCCCTGTAATCCCATTTTGAATTGAGGTTGCACCAGTCGTTGTGTCAGTATTAAAAAGAGCCGTTCCACCCAGTGAATTATCTCTAAAGGCAAACAAACCCATACTAGATCCAACGCCTAAGTTGTAGTAAGTATTAAGAACAGCGCACGTAACAGTTTGACCAAGGCCACCAACTATTCTGCCCGAAACACTACTAGCCGTTATTGCATTTGTTACGTTTAAATCGCCTCCATTGGCTAAATAAACCATTGAACTACCACTAGCAATAGTTACTGGTGTTGCTGTTGTAGATTGAATATGGCAACCAATTATGTTAAGGCGCGAAGTTGAGTAAACAACGTTTGTTGCGTTATCTGCAACAGCCATACGGCCACCATAAATAGATAAAAATCCGGCGTTATTTATGTATTTATCTTGACCTGGAAAAGTGTTTATGAAAAAACATCCTGAACAAGTAACGATGCAGTTAGCAGATATATTAAGCGCTACGTTTGCAATGGCGGCAAATTCAAAATGGCACCCAGTAAAGTTTGCCTGACCGCTTGTAATAATTACTGACCTTAAAAGCCCATCAAAACTTGTTCCAACAAAATTAAAGTTTGCGCTGCCGTTATCACACTTAAAACCTTCTTCGCTATTAAAAAGCGTAGAATTGTTAACCCTAATATTTTCACCGGCATTTGTAGAGCCAGATGGCTTGTATACGCAACGGTAACATTCCCAAATGCCACAATGTTCAATCGTAATAAGATATGCGTTATTGGCAAAAGTTAAGCCATTGTTAAACTTTGTAATGGTGCAGTCGCGTACAATCATGTGCGCTGGCCCGCCGCCAACGGTGTTTTGATCAAATGTAATGCCAGACGCAAGTAATGTAGATGGCCCAATAATTTTAAAACCAGAAAAAACCGCATCTGATTGATTGTAAGGCTCACCAAAATAAAAATTGCCACCTATCATTTGGATAGCCGCAATATCGCCAATAGTCGAAAAATCTAAAACAGCGCGTTGCCCAATGCAGCTAACAAAACCAACATTAACTACAATAGTGGCAGAACATTTATACGTTCCTTCAGGAAATACTAAATCATTAGGTGTAGCATTAGCTACTACGTAATCAATAGCAGCTTGAATTGCAAGAGTGTCATCTGTTACTCCATCACCTACTGCGCCAAAGTCAAGAATGTTTACAGGCGCGCCAGTAATCATAGAATAAGATGCTTTTGTTAGCGCCATTTTTTTTTCCTCTGTGCGTTGTACTTTTTTACATCCAAGGTGGGTTTACAAATGTTTCGTTAGGAGCTGTTGTTTTTGTTAAAAAACTATCGACTTCTGCATACCAATTTTGAACTTCAGCCTCACCAACTAAATCTGTAACCCAACCTAACACTTGTGGTTCTGTAAGATTTTCAAATTTTACAAAATTTTCTATATTAGACACATCAATTTTACAAGTTTTAACAATACTTGCAGAATCTAATTCATTAGAAGCACGAACAGAAACGGTGACTGCGTTTATTACGTTTTGTTTTCCGTCTTGATTTCGTAAAACTTGAACGGTTAAAACTTTAAGGGTGTGATTGTTATCCATAATTTTTTCCTTAAGATAAGTTAGAAATAAGCGCTACCCAATTAAGAGATTTAGGTGCGGTACTTGTTACTTGAACTTGCATATCGCCAGCCCCTACGTCATATCTCATGTTAAACCCACCACCAATACCATTACTGAGGGCTACTGCGCCGCCGTTTGGGTCTGCACGAAAAACGGCCGTGTTGCCTGCCGATCCATCTCGAAAAACATACAGACCACTATTAGCCCCAACACCAAGGTTTGTCCATGTGTTATCAGCGGTTATGGTTACTGATGTGCCGCCACCAAAAAATCGACCATTTCCAGCGGTAACATACCCAGCTGTAGAAGTAACATTACCTGTTGATGCGGTAACAGTTGTGCCAGTAATGGCGGCAGCGGTTGAACCCCCAATCACTACGTTATTCATGGTACTAGCCGCAGTTGGATTAATAGTCAACGCACCTGCTGGACTGATTGCTACAGTGCCTGTACCTGTAGGGCTAATGGATACCGCAGCATTGACAGGGTTAATATTTATAGCAACGTCTACGCTAAGATTATTGCCGCCGCCAGAACCCCACTGAAGTTGAGCTGCACCGCTTGAATTTTGTAAAGTACCCCCACTAGAAGAAGCAGCTTTATATGTATCTGTCGTTATGCTTGTCGCTGCTATTGCGCGCCCCGCAGTCACATTAGCAATAGATACTTGTTTTGTAGCCCCACTTTGAACAATTGGTAATACTTCAGTACCCGCTAAGGGTGTAGTTGAAGCGGGTAAACCTGATATTTTTACGTCAGCCATAATTTAGTCCTTAGTTGTACATCACTTCAATAGATGATGTGATAGGTGGAGCTTGTGAGAATGTTAGTGTTACACCAGACACCGTGTAACTGTTCTTTTGCTGATACACCCCGTTGATGTACACAAAAGTAAAGTTTTCACCTAAAGATGCGGTCGGCAGCGTAAACACTGTTTGAGCGCTAGTGCCAGTAAAGTTTGCAACTTGATACGCGGCTGCGCCAATACCAATTATATTGTCGTAGGTGGCAATCAGCACATTGGCGCTAGTTTCTAACACAAACTTGTACGGCGGAGCATCTAACCAAATTTCACCTCCGCTAGGTACTCTGCCTGACGCGTCCAAAATAATGGGGTGCGGATGGTTTATATTGCCTGTAAATGTGGTGTACGTAGGCTGCGGTGTGGTAGTGCCTGCGGCGTATGCGTACAGTTTGCCACCAGTCAGCATATTGCCGTTGTTATCAAAAAACTGAGCAGCAGCGCCGCCAACAGGAGATAAAAAAACAGCCATATTCTGTCCTTAAACTAAAATAAACCCACCGTCCTCTTGGACGAGGTTATCGTTATTTTCAGTTGCTAAATTAATAAATTCTTGGTCACGCGCGTACACGGAAAAGAACGAAAGCAAATTGCCTAGCCCTAAAGCTAGTCCAACTCGGCCGTTAATCCCAAAACTCATCTGAAATTGATCGGTTTAGCGTACACAATACCGTCTGTACTAATGCGCAGTGCGCTCACACGCCATGGGGCAGTTACGGTATTGGATACTGTAAAAGGAATCGGAGTAAAAGCGGGGATTGGGGTACTAGCAGAAGTTGCAGTTACACCTTCACCAACGGCAATATACGCATCTTGCGTACACCACACCATAACGCCTTGTGCGCCAGGGGGCCAAGGGCCTAAATTAACCGCAGTAACGCTTGTATTGTCAGAATCTGCAGGGTAATTATTGTCTGCTAGGGGTCTTAAAAAATCCATAATGGCTCCTTATGCCAAAAACTTCAATTTGTACAAAGTAGACAGGTATAACTCAATAATCCCATCAATTAAATTCTGAAGCGGCGTGTCTGTCTTGTCGCATACATCGTAACGCATTGCCTCTAGTTCGGCAAGTTGATCTTCTAAAAACTCAAGAACATTATTGGTTTTTTTAGCCGATGCTAATGCAATCGGGCCAATTAAACCATATCGACCTTGATAAGCCTCAGCAAAAGTATCTGCACGATCAATAATATTTTCGTAAAACTTTTGCAAAGCCTTATGTTTAGCGTAGCTACGGGTGTTTAGATGGGCTGAATGGGTCACATCCCGTGCTAAAAACAACATTCCTATAAACTCAGCGCACGTTTTCATTGTGGTAATCCTTGAGGTGGCATCATCTCAGGAGGCATCTCAGGTTGCATTGGCGCAAGCGCTTCGGGCGGTATTTCTATCGGCTCACGCTGCAATTCTTGACCAACTAGATCACCAGTATCTAAAGCGGCGGCAATCGTACCCATCACAATATCTTGGATCTGCTCGGCAGTCATACCTGCTGAAACGGCGCTAATACGCTGTGTTTCGGCCTGATATGCCTTGATTTCAGCCTCAAAATTCTTGCGCTCAAGGTCTTGAACTTCAACAGATTTTTGGAAATTCTGCATCATTTGAGCCATTTGGTCTAATTCAGCGCCCATTGCTTGCATTTGCTGTTCAGCAGCTTGCAAAGCAGGGTCTTTATCGCCATCTTCTAGCAGTTTGGGATCAATCGTCTTAGCCAAACGTGCAGCCAGTTCTTCTGAACCAGGCCAATCCATGTTTTTAACAAACAAATCGCCTGCAACTGACCACAACTGTGGGTTTCCTTGCAGAATCTGGCTCATAGCGTCCATTGCTTCTTGACGTTTGGTCATGTAGCTTGGGCCTGTGGTAACTACGACATCGTAACGACCAACGCCAGGGTTATAAACCTTCTCAATCAAAATGCCAGTGTTAATGTCGCGGATTTCATTGACTGGGTTAGGCTGCTGAGGGTTAATCTTAACCATATCGACTTCGCCGTCTAAGCCAACGATACGAGCGATGCGCTCGGTGTCGTAAATCTTAGGAATCATGTCAACTAACTGACGTGTGATGTGGCGAATTGCACGGGCAA